CCCCATCCCGCCGCCGAAAGGCGGCGGTTCCGGGAGGGAACCCCAAATAAAAATAATAATGGCGGCGTAAGCCGCCCGACGATTTTTTGAAAATGGGGGTTTTCCGGCAAAGTGCTATCATTTGACTGTCTTTTGAGTGCATACACCGGACAAAATCAGCCATACAATATCCATAAGCCTGTTTGAAGGGGGTATTGTATGGCAACAAACAAGCGTGTTTTCACCTTGCGCCTATCTGATGAAGTCTTTGACAAGATCGGGGCGCTTGCAACCCGTGAACACCGATCTATTACCAATTACATTGAATTTGTTCTTCTGAAACACTTGGAAGAAGTGGAAAAGGCGGAAGGAACGATCAATGTCGATAATTCACCCAAAGGGGTATAACTGAAAATGTCTGTCCTGAAGCAAAAGAGAACCACAAGCAAGGCCGAGTTCATCAACACGGCCAATCAGATTTATGTTGAAACCCTGAACTTCCTAACCCGTCTTTCAGCCCGGTATTCCCGGTTGATTGCGGAGCCGGTGGCAAAGCTGGCCGGTGAGATCATCGACCATGCGGAGAAGGCCAACAGTATCTTTCCTTCGGACAACCAGCGCATTGAAATGAGGAAGGCCCATCTTCTTGAAGCACGGGCTTCCCTGATGGCGCTGGATGTTCGCTTGACCCATGTTTACCTGATTCTGAACCAGAACCCGGAAGGGGCCTTTACCACTTCCAAGGGGAATCCGGTGAAGTCACAGGATGCAATGGAAAAGCTGGATAAGATGGCCCAAAACTTGGGTGAACTGATCGACAAAGAAAACGAACTTCTGAAAGGGGCAATCAAAAATGTAACAGCGAAACAGAAATGATTTCCCCATTAGGTGTGCAACTGATAATGAGCCTGTTGGCGGTGTGGTGGTGGCTTCGTTCCCCTAATTACAACAACAACAATAATTTCCAGAATGTCAACACGGATGGCAACAACAACAATAACAATGCCAATTACTGTGCTGGTGTGCGGCCCGGATTTTGCAAATATACACGGTCAAATGTAGTAACAGAAGGCAAACGGCTTTTCAGGTGAAAGACGACCGATGTAAAAGGAGTTGTACTTCCTTGGGTTTCAATCCCTAAAACTGCCCTTTGATGCCCTTACACGGACGCTTCTTGCATGGTGGGTGATTGTGCCTTATCCCATTTCATGTGTGAGGGCAAAGCAATTTAGACGGCACCCTACAAGATATTTGTACGAGGGGCGAATACTTTTATTATGACAAGCCAAGAACGGCATGAAGCAAGGTTCCAGCGCCGCAAAGCAAAGCGGTTGGAACGGAAACAGGCCCGGTGTGATAGCCTTGGGCCAATGAATAAAGTTTTTTCCTATCGGAAGATGTTCTTCTATGGGAAAAAGTGCTGTAACGGGGTACGGTGGAAGCAAAGTGTTCAAAACTTTGAAGGCCACCTGTTTTCTGGTACGGCAACACGGCGGCGAACGGTGTTGGAACAGACTTGGAAGCCCAAATCCTGTTCCCATTTCACCCTTCGGGAACGGGGAAAAATCCGCCCGATAGATGCCCCGCACATTACGGATCGACAAATCCACAAAACCCTGTGTAATGAAGTCCTGATCCCGTTGTATTCACCTTCCATGATCTATGACAACGGGGCAAGCCAAAAGGGAAAGGGCCTTCATTGGCAGTTCAAACGGATCAAACAACAGCTTGGATGGCATTACCGGCGCTATGGCCGGGAAGGTGCTGTGTTGCTGTTGGATTTGAAAGGGTTCTTTCCAAACGCTTCCCACGCCCTATTATATCAGCGGCACCGGGAATTGATTTTGAATCCTGAACTTCAAAACTTGGCTGATACTGTAATCCAGTATTCCCCATGCCCGACACCGGGCCGGGGGATGCCTTTGGGCGTGGAGCCTTCCCAACAGGAAATGGTGGCGTTACCAAGTAAAATTGACCAATGGATCAAGTGTCAGGCCCGTGTTCATTGCGCCGGTCATTACATGGATGATTACTATGCTTTCTTTCCCACGGTGGATGAAGCAAAGCTGATGGGCCATGAAATTGTAAGGCGATTTGAAGCCGCTGGAATCCGAGTGAACAAGCGTAAGTGTAAGGTGATCCCGCTTACAAAGCCATTCCGGTTCTGTAAAGCACGGTTCACCCTTACCGAAACCGGCAAGATCAAGGTGAATGGAAGCCGGGATGGAGTGAAACGGGCAAGGCGAAAGCTGAAGCTGTTTCACAAAGAGTTCAAAGAGGGAAAACGATCCTTCTTTGACATAGAACAATACATGGAGTGCCAAAGCGCCTATTACCGGAACTTCAACGATCATGGACGGTTGTTAAGGTTGCGGCGGCTTTACCATGCAATCTTTTTCGGAGGTGGACAATGTTTAGAATCATCAAAGCCGGGGCCGGTATCGGCCTGACCGAGAACCTGAACTACATCAAAAAAGCCGAAAATGGTTGCTATGTCCTTTGCCCGGAGCCTGACGCTTCGGGCATTGTTTTTGAGGGTGTAGCTTACCATTTGTTGGGCCGTGCCGCTATGGATGAACTGGAAACGGTGAGTTTGGAACAGACGGACGCAGGAAGCGAGATCACCAAGGCCACGGAAGCCGGTGGAATCGTCTTTGTAACCTTGGCGGAAGCCGGGAGCATTGACGCTGAAACGGCGGCGGAACACGCTGATTTGTTCGCTGAATGGGCTTTCCCTGTTGACTACACGGTGGGGCAGATTCGCCGGTATAACGGAACCCTTTACAAGTGCGTTCAGGCCCATACTTCCCAAGCGGATTGGACACCGGACACGGCTTCCAGCCTGTGGAGCAAAACGAGTGATCCCGCTGAAGAATGGCCCGAATGGAGCCAACCGGTGGGAGCGCATGACGCTTATTCCAAGGGGGCAAAGGTGAGCCATAAGGAAAAGCATTGGATTTCCACGGTGGATTCCAATGTGTGGGAACCCGGTGTGTACGGGTGGGAGGAAAGCACGGATGGAGTATAAAACCTATGTTTGCCGTAAACGGGCAAGGTTCAAGGCGATTTGCGGACAAGTGAACATTCCGTATGGAACCACCCTGAATGGTCAGGGTGGTTTTTTGATCCTGAATGATCTTCCGGTGTGTTCGGCCACCAGCCAAAACGCCTATGACTTCTTTACCCAAAATGATGATGGCATGGGCGAGGAAAGGGGCGAACTTCTGAACCGGATCACCGCAACGCTGATGAAGCAGACCCCCGGACACAACGCCCGGTGGGGGAAAATTTGGGATGATCCCCGTTGCCAAAAGTACAAGCGCCCGGAACAGGAAGATCATTGGATTTGGAATCATGACTTCTACAACGGCCCTGTTGAGGATTTGCGCTATATTGCCGCCCTGATCGGGGCCTGATAGGAGGTAAACATGACGCTTGAATTGTCTATTGTAATTTCTGTTCTTTCGGTTTCCTTTGCCTTGTATTCCGGTATTTCCAACCTGAAGCGCAACGATAAGAAAGACACCGCCGAGGAAACCGCCCAGCTTACCACCGTGATTGTGAAGCTGGAAAACATCGGGGATGGTGTGTCCGAAATCAAATCTGACATGAAGAATGTCAAGGGTGAAGTTCAGGAATTGCGGGAACGCCTTGTGGCCGTGGAACAGTCCGCCAAATCCGCCCACCACCGCCTTGATGGGCTTGCAGGTGGTGTTGATGCGTGAGCCGCCGAACATCCCGAAAGCAAAAGATTGAGTTTTCCAAGCTGATCCTGTATGTGGTGGGGGCCGTAACCGTTGGGGTTACGGCCTTCACCCTTATCATGGTTTGGAAAACTGAAAACCTTGAACCGCTGGCCTATTTGATCCCCGCCATATTTGCTGAATTGGCAACCGCAACCGGGTTTTACTATTCCAAAGCCAAAGCCGAAAACCGGATCAAACTTCGGAAGTTGTATGGCCCGGAAATCTATAACGATGCAAAGGAGATTTGAAACCATGCTGAACGCTGTTTTGAACAATCTGATCAATATTGGGTGGGCCATGCTGATCTTCCTGTGTGCGTACCTGTCCAATGTTGCTTTTTCCCTTTACTACAACATCAAGGTTTTACTTCAGCCTTTCGACAGACAGAAAATGATCAATTCCGGGCTGAAGGTTGCCACCTTCGTTGTGGGCCTGACCTTGCTTTGTGTAGCAATCACCACCCTTCCCATTTACGCTGATCAGCTTGGGTGGGCAATCCCGGAAGAATACACAGAAATTTTTGCTGATTTGGTTATTGTGGGCGCTGTGCTGATGGTGTCTTGTAAGTATATCGCAGAAGCCTTCACCAAGTTCAAAGCCATTCTTCAGGTGAAAGGAGATACCGAAAATGAGTAATTCCAGCCTTGCAACCTATACCCGGATCACGAAAAACAAAACCAGCCCCCGGAACCATGCCATTGACACCATCACGATTCATTGTATCGTTGGGCAATGGACAGCAAAACAGGGGTGTGATTATTTCGCCACCACAAACCGGCAATGTTCCGCCAACTATGTTGTTGGTAAGGATGGTTCCATTGGCCTTTCCGTGGATGAAAAGGATCGTTCTTGGTGTTCCAGCAACGGCACCAATGACAACCGGGCAATCACCATTGAAGTTGCTTCCGACACCACCCACCCTTACGCCGTCACCGCCAAGGCTTATGCGGCCCTGTTGGATTTGGTAACGGATATTTGCAAGCGGAACGGGATCAAGAAGTTGGTATGGAGTACGAACAAGAATGACCGTGTGAACCATCGGAACGGATGCAACATGACCGTTCACCGTGACTTCGCCAACAAAGCCTGTCCGGGGGAATATCTTTATTCCAGACACGGGGAGATTGCCGCAGAAGTCAACAGGAGGCTTCAGGGCGCTTCCAATGGTGGTGGGGTAGTAGTTACACCCCCAGCCGCAGAAAAGCCCACAGGCGGCACCACAGGGGCCACCGTGACCCCTTACCTTGTGCGGGTGAAGATCACCAACCTGAATATCCGTAAAGGCCCCGGCACAAACTACGGTGCAACCGGCTACATCCAGCCCGGTATTTATACCATCGTGGCTGAAAGCACCGGCAAAGGTGCGGCCAAGTGGGGCAAACTGAAAAGCGGTGCCGGGTGGATTTCCCTTGACTACGCCACTAAAACCTGACCATGAGAAAAGGCCCTTCCGGTTCAAGCTGGAAGGGCCTTTTTTGCGTGTTTCTACTATGTTACTAATAACCCCGATTTCACCGAACTTCAAAGGTCTGAAATGTTCAGTATTTGGGCGTTTCAGAGCGTTGCAGAGTAGAAATATTTATGGTATAATGACTACGAAAGATACAACTAATCGTAGTTTTGAAAAGGAGGGCTTTTTGTGGCAGAGGAAAAATTCCATCTGGTGTCGTCCTACGCCCCCACGGGCGACCAGCCGCAGGCCATCGCACAGCTGGTAGAGGGGGTAGAGCGGGGCGACCGCTGCCAGACCCTGTTGGGCGTCACCGGCAGCGGCAAGACCTTCACGATGGCGAACGTCATCGCCCAGTGCAACCGCCCGACGCTGGTGCTGGCCCACAACAAGACGCTGGCCGCCCAGCTCTGCACCGAGTTCCGCTCGTTTTTCCCGGACAACGCCGTGGAATATTTCGTCTCCTACTACGACTACTACCAGCCGGAGGCCTATATCCCCAGCACCGATACCTATATCGAAAAGGACAGCGCTATCAACGACGAGATAGACCGCCTGCGCCACTCGGCCACGGCGGCGCTCTCGGAGCGGCGGGACGTCATCATCGTCGCGTCGGTGTCCTGCATCTACTCGCTGGGCGACCCCATCGACTATCGCAGCATGGTCATCAGCCTGCGGCCCGGGATGCAGATGGAGCGGGACGAGTTGTGTGAAAAGCTGGTGACGCTGCAATATGAGCGCAACGATGTCAATTTCATCCGCAATAAGTTCCGCGTCCACGGCGACATCGTGGACATCCATCTGGCTTATATGAGCGAGCTGGCCATCCGGGTGGAGTTCTTCGGCGACGAGATCGACCGCATCACCGAGTTCAACCCCCTCACGGGCGCCAAGCAGAACGTGGTCAAGCATGTTGCCATCTTCCCGGCCAGCCACTATATCGTCAGCGCCGACAAAAAGGCTGCCGCCATTGAAAAGATTCGCGCCGAGTGCGACGCGCAGGTGAAGCAGTTCACCTCGGAAGGTAAGCTCATCGAGGCCCAGCGCATCCAGCAGCGGACGAACTACGACATTGAGATGCTGACGGAAGTGGGTATCTGCAAGGGCATCGAGAACTATTCTGCCGTTCTGTCGGGCCGTGCGCCGGGCAGTATGCCCACGACTCTGCTTGACTATTTCCCGGACGACTTCCTGCTCTTCGTAGACGAGAGCCATGTCACCCTGCCGCAGGTGCGGGCCATGTACGGTGGCGACTACGCCCGCAAAAAGACGCTGGTGGAGTACGGTTTCCGCCTGCCGTCGGCCTTTGACAACCGCCCCCTCAAGTTCGAGGAAGTGGAATCCAAGCTCAACCAGATGA